CTTAATTTGTTCCTGAACTTCTTTCCACTCCTCTCCTGTTCTGAATTTCCTAACCGCCATATCAAGCGATTTTGCCGTTTCCTTGAGAACATCGCGCCTGAACTCCAAGCCCATGAGTTGATTATCGGTAGGATTGTTGGTTGCGTTCAGGAACTCCATCCTCTTTGCCGAAATCTGTTCTTTTGCTATCATTGCCAGCGTTCCCTTTGCGTCCACGGTAACATCGCCCTTGATAGACTCGTCTGCATCATAGGCCATATTCCACCCGAATTGACGCATTACGCTGGTTCTCACAACCTGCCTGTCAATACGGCCTATAACCATCTTGATTCCGCGAGCCGCGCTAGACATAAGCATGGACAACCCGCCCATCGTACGTCCCGCGCCCCTCACATTGTCATTACCGTGCGCGTATGACGGAATTCCGGTGTATTCATCAGACATACTTGCGAAAGCCTGATAAATTGACAGCAATTCGCCCGCATTCATGTCTGGCTGTGAAAACTCCAAAGGTTTTAACGAACTCATACCTGGATTAGAAAACTGATGCACCTTGAACGGGAATAATGCCGTGACATCATCGCCTATCGGAATTCTTGATGTGTCATTGTAGATCACCTGCGGGCCGGAAGAAATAGCCGCGTTGTTGACAAGCGCCCTGATAGTGGCGTTTGCAATGCTCTGAAGGTCTCTCATCATTCTCGGAACGCCTTTATACCAGAATGACCCCGGTACAAGTGACCAGCCAGTTTTGGAGTACGGACGTTCGCCGAGAGGATCGACGTTTAATCCCCTGTAAACGACAAAATTGCCGATTAGAACGCAATTAACTTGGTATTCAGACAGAAAATCGAGTGGTTTTCCTGCAAGGTCAGTCTTTATGCCGCGCTCCAGGAGGATTCGACCCTGAACATCGCCCCAATATTCCAGACCTTCCATGTAATCGCGTTGGTCTGACAGATTCGGCCCGTGATCTTCCAATTCGGAACGCTCCTGGTCAATAGAAGTCCAGTTCCGGAGGCCACCGCGCCCATATTCGAGAAGCGCAAGGTCTATTGCCGCGCTATCCCATCCGTCAATACCCTTCATTTTCTCCAATGCAGACCGCGAATACTTGATTCTTTCAATCAAATCGCCCTGATTACAGGTCACGGCACCGGGTGACGGGTATATGTCAAACGGGCTCGGAGAGTAGTATTCGTGCATCAAAGTATCTTTTGCGACAACGCTTGTTTTGCCATTTTCGTAGACATAGACGCGCTTTTTCTTCTGGCGGAGTACTGGCCCCTTGATAAATCCCGCCTTTAACGTAACCATATTCGTGATAAACGTTGAGAAAGCATCATCCCATCCGCCTTCCACTTGCTGATCGTGGATCTTCAGTTCCATCTTTGCGGCGCGGTCTTCGGCTTCTTGTGCGAGACGGTCTTCCATATCTTCGCGCATATTGGCCGCAAAGTCCGCTATGGCCTCCGTAGGCACGGGTTCGCCGCCAGCCTGTATATGTTCCTGTAATTCAAGCAAAGTCTCCTCTACGACCGCCTGAGTGACTTCTCGCGGCAAATCCGGCAGTGGTGTCGGCGTCAATCCCCACGGTTTATCCTGGTCGGAAGAGAGAACGTCCAAAAGCCATGCTTCACCGGCTCTGCATTTCATATTCGTAAGACCCATAAAGACCTTTGTTCCGCCCTGAGATTCGATTGCAGACAGTTTTGTGGGGTCATACTCGTTATCGCGCTGGCGAAGATCCTCAATCATCTCCTCGTCTATGCCTGAACGCTCCTTGTGGCGCTTGTTTCTCCACCAGCACTCAAGTATATGACTCTTTAAGCCGTTTATTTCTTCGGTATTATGCGCGCTTCTGGCTTCGGTTGCTTTCGCTTGCGCCTGTTGGATAGTGTCAATCTGCGCGTTATTCATCACGCGGAGAAGGCCGTAACGACTTCCGCCGGTGTTTACGCCGCCAAAAGCTATTGCGGGAGCACCTGTAGATTGCGCCGTGAGTGGCTTTCCGCTGAATGCCGTTGTAGAATTCGCTATAACCATATCGTTTCCTAACAAGAAAAACCGCCATGCAGGAATGCAGCCCTGCATGGCGGTTTTGAAATCGCTTTCATTTCGAGGAGCTACCCCGAAACTCTTGCATAAATAGTTCTAAATATGATAGTTAGAGGGGAGATACCGTTGAAGATAGGCGCTATATGGCTTAAATAGTGAGACCATAGGTAAGCTATTTTGGCTAAAAAGTCAAGACAATTCGTGAAAAATCGTCTTTGGGGGTCATTTATGGGAGAAAAATGCCCTTTTTAATCCCATCCGGCGGAACTTCCCTGTATTACTCGGCGTGATCTGCCTGCGCTCGGGGCACCGGGAGCCGCTTTACCTGAAATTGCGCCTCCTTCGGCGTGCATCGCGCCATATTGGATAGCATCTTGGATGTCGGACCATGGATGATTTTTGAGTGGTTCGGGCGAATAAGCGTTTCCTGCCGTGGTCCTCATCTTCCGATATTGGTATTTCCCCTTGAAACCCTCTCTGGCAACTGTGCATTTTCCTGCTATCTGGAAGCCCGGTTTGCCGTTTACGAGTCTTGTCAAGAATCCCGCCACAGCCTCTCTCCTTGGCAGAAACAGGTTTGTACGGGCCATTTCGGTCGGTAATCCTGCATTTGCGAGTTCCTGCATACAGGAAACCTCATCACTTGCCTGCGCTCTCTGTGTGCCCGCAGGGTCTCCAATCATTATCCTGCTCATGTTGTAATAATAGTTCGATAGATGCGGTTTGAGAATATCCCTTGCAAATTGCCTGATACCCATATCATGCGATATAAGCTCGTCTATTAACCGCAAAACACCGTTTGGCGTCTGTTGCAGGAATGCACAGCATGGGGTTAATCCGAAGTCTAAGCAAAGAATCAACGGCAATCCCCGCATTATATCAAGGTTACACACTTTGCCCTTCTCGTCACGCGCCATGTGTATTGCGTCGTAATACTCTGGGTACACTGGCTTGCCCTCGATAACAGACCCATATTCGCCCAAAATGAAGACATTTATCCAGTCTTCCCCTGAACCCGCGCAAAGATCCATCCAATAACTGAAGCCCGCCGTATGGTTACAAACGTTCTCTGCGGCGGGAAAAGCGCCCTGTCCTGTATTCGGGCAGTACATTTGTGGTTCGTGTGGGTCTCTCGGATTCTTTTTGGGTATCCTCAATAATGCCGGTGGTTGCTTCCAGAATGCGTAATTCTCGGGCTTCTCTATCTCCGCGAGTTTATACCACCAACTATCTTCCCCTTCTTCGCAAGGGTTAGAATCCATTATCACGCCCGACCAGTTGTATCCGCCGTCACGCTTGCCGGGAAACCTACGAACACGACCGCGAGCCATCTTCAATATAGAGAACTGTATTTCCGTAGCCTCATTGATCCAGCAACCGGTTAATTCAAGCGATTTGAGCTTTTTTACATCATCTTCTGTGTCCAGAGCCAGAAAGATGAATTCGGCCTCTACTGTTGTTCCGTCTTCCAATTTCATGCGGAGGATTGCGTTCATCGGCGGTTGACGGTTAAGATGCAGGGAATAACCAGGAACACTCAACTCCGGTATCCAGTCGAGAAATGTGTTCAGGGTGGTCATTTTCAATTCTGGATATGTGGATCTGATAATGGCCCATCTGCTTTTTCTGATGCCCCTGTGTACGACCTGCTCCCTGCAACGCTCGAACATTTCCCATGTACACATTGCCGATTTTCCCGAGCCCAGGGGACCCATCACCCCCCTCACAAACGCCGGACTCGCATGGAATTCCCGCGCTGTTGGTAAGGCGATATACTTGATATTAAGGTTTTCTTGCTCTTGCGGCATATTACTCCTGGACAACGCCCTTTGCTTCTTCGGCTTCCCGTTTCGCCTTCTTCTCTTCACCAGCCTTGATATATCCAGCTTGGCGCTCCGCCTTGTCTTTCATGTCGTGACCGCCGCCATCCATCCGCTTACCGGCAGGCGTAAGCATAGGTGCGCCGTCAGAAAGAATCTCGTACTTCTCTGTATCGCTGTTTCGTTCAACTGTTATCATCTTTGTTACTTTCTTCCGGCTCTCCATCCGAATCTTTCCCGTTTT